AGCGGGCGCGACCCGCTCGATACAACATCCACTTTTACATAAGCGCGGCGGCTGCAACATCCAACGAGTTTCAACAAAAATGTTAGTTCCTTTTGACATTGATTCCTTCATCTCCAAATAACATACTTAAGGCGTATGAGGTGCCGGAACTTAATGAGCCAAGCAATAAAGGATTAGCCCAATTGAGTTCAAAGGTAAATAGTTCTGTATAAAAAGAAATTCCATACAATAATATGCCAACCCAGAAGCCTAGGCACATTGAACAATGAAACAACTCTCCAAAGAATCCTTCTATTGGTCTTATTTTATTGAATATGCTGCCGTAAGCTAAAATTTGTGTAAGGCCGTAAGCAGCCAAGACAAACCATAATAATTCCATTTTAAATCCTGTAAATTAAGCCGTAAGGTCGATAATTGGGATCAATTGACCCTTTCTTTTCGGCATGAGGTACTTCGCCAAGCTCTGTTGAATCCTCTTCGTCGGGGTCTATATAAAGATCCTCTACATCTTCTGCATAGTCTAAAGCAGCTTTTACGTCTTTTACTTCTTCTTTTAGAAAGCCGTACATAACCAACAGCAAGGCTTCAATTGTATCAACATCATCATTAATAGGATATGTCGCTTCCAAAGAACTAAACACGTTGCCGCTTTGTATTGTATCTGCCAGAATTACCCCTTTTCGCATTAAATAATCAAAAAATTTATCTTGTGAAGGATATGAATCAATAAGGGCCCCTTTCTTAGAAAATGTAACGATTTTATTTTTCCTAGGCATTATAACAATATCGAAAAGTGGATGATCAAAAATCATATAATTGCCATCTAAACTCTTGCGTATTTGTAAATAAATTAATAGTCGGTCGCGTACTCTAACTTTTATTCTTGGTTCTTCTTCTTTAACTTTTACGTTAATTTCCTTACCAATTTTGATATCAATTTCAGCAGGCTCCGGAGTCAAATCCTCAACACTAACTGGAATTCTTATTTGATCGTCTTCGATAAGCTCTTCACCACGAACAAATACTCGTATTGCTTCAATGACCTTCTGCCTATCTTCATTCATTGATTTTAATCTCATTTACCAATTGTTGGACTTTCAAAATTTTTCTTAAAATACTTTCGTCTATATACTGTCCTTTAAAATCATCTAAAACTTTTAAAACTTCTTTTGTTTTAGATATCATTTGTGAATCATCTTCTAGTGTTTCTGATTCTAAAGCTTCGTTAAGCTCTTTTTTGATGCGGCCTAGCTCTTCATTCAAAAATATTTTTAATTCCAAGCCGTTGTCCTGAAAAGATGAAATAAATTTTGTTAATAGTTCTCTTTGTTCTTCTAACAACTCTCCATAGGTGCTATTAAATTTCTTTGCAAATATTTTTAAAGTTGTATTACTTAACTTCATTTCTTTTCGTTCTACTAATTTTGAACTCATATAATTCACAATTTGACTTTCTAACAACACCTTATTTTTGATCGGCGCTTTTTCATCAAAAATTTGAGATATGGTTGCTATAGCTTTATAGTTCGGAACAAAATTTGAAAATATCTCTGGGCCTAGTTTTTTATTTATTTTAGAAATAACTTTTGACTGTGTGTCAAATACATGTTGATGGTTCAGGCCAAGATAAACACGCTTAGTTTCGGCAAGAATCTTTTCTGCATACTCCTTTTTAATATTTTTTGTTTCATACAGAGTTTTGTATAGTTCTAGCTCTCTTCCTAGGATAGTGTCTTTTGAGAAAAATTCTTTGATTATTTTTGTAATGTCATTTTTTCTTTTTTGCTTACCTTTAATTGAAGCTCTTGTCAATTCCCGAACAAGGGCTTCAAAAACAAAAGCTGTATTTCTACGCTTATTGTGCTTCATTTTCATTATTTTTTTTCTCCATGCCTTCAATTAATTTTTCTATTTCAGCACCGGCACTAAAAATGCCTCGTTCCATAATTGTACTATAATTAGCTTTATTTTCTTGAACTATCCCTCTAGAAAGTGATTTAAAATCATGGTACCCCGGATGATTTCTTTTTTTGCCACCCTGTCTATGGCCACCCTGCGCAGCATAATGTCGGCGGCGTGCACCAGAGGCTCTGCCATCTGCTATTTCGGGATTATACCACTTCCCCTTTGATTTAGATGTTGTTGTCATGACATCGCCTAACGGAGTTTTTCTCTTAACTTTTATCCACTCGTATTCATTAAAATCTTCATCGCGCTTGGCCGGGCCGGCTTCAGTCGGCGATGCCAATAAGCCCTCAAATCCGCCACCGCCGGCTGCAGCTTCGCCGCCGGCAGCTTCAGGGGCTGCAGCTTCGGGGGCTGCAGCTTCGGGCGCCACTTCTTCCGTGCCGCCCATTTCTTCCATGCCGCCCATTTCTGCTCCCACATCACCACCAAGTGCTCCCATTTCTGCAGCGCCTGCGGCTGCGGCTGCGGCCTCTGCAATGCTGGCCATGGTCGCCTCAAGCTTCTTGTCATAGAAGCGTTCCCTTTGGTTTCGAACAAACTCTTCGTCGGAGATACCAAGTAGATTCTTTGCAATCCAGCGTTTACTAAAGAAGTTGGCCGCGGCAGCTTCGGCTTGTGTAATTTTTGTTCCCCAGTGTTCTAGCTCTTGTAGTTGTGCAATCTTCGAAGGGTTATGAAGACTTAAGCGAAATGAAGTCAAATCATCGCCCTTGTAGCCCAAGGTATAAAGGTGAACAATGCCAATCTTTTCTAATTCAGACACCACAGAACGCTGCAGCCGCTGAATTGTTCTTGCAAATCGAATATCTTTTTGGGCCAACGTAGTTTTGTCTTCTTCGCCACCTTCGCCGCGGATTAAATAAGACATTGGAATTTTAATAGCAGCAAATAATTTATCTCTCAAATATTTTATATCGTCAATAGTGTAATTGCCAGTTTGGCCGGCGATGGCCTCAATCTTTGTTCCGGTCTGGCCGCCGCGAACAGGAATCCAAAAGTCTTCTTCGATTGAAGCTGGGTTATATCTCAAGTCCACTCGACCAGTAGTACTATCAACAACTTGGTGTCGCTTTAATTGTGTCATTGCCTTTTGCATAAATTGTTCAACGTCTTCTGGTGGAATTCCGCCAACGTCAATATAATAAACGCGGCGGTCGGGTGCGCGCACAATTCTATGAGACATCATTGCATCTTCAAGCAGTGTTAGTTGTCTCCAAATTCTTCTGGCCGGATCCATTACACTAGTGCCATATGGTGCATATTTATCATTTCCTATAAGACGAAAATGGGCTAACTGCCAATTTTCTAAGGTCATTCCTGCGGAATTCCACTGAAATTGAATATAATTTGGATTTGTGGGATCTTCGCCCTCCAAACGTTCAACTTCCATTGTTGGAAGCCCTATAACATTCTTAATCCCCACATTTTCATTAATGTCTAAATACAAAAAGAAATCGCCGTACTTTATTAAAGAACGAGCCCAGCCGTATAAATTAAACTCAACATTTAATACTTCATAAAATAAAGTATTTAATACGGCTTTGATTTCTTCATTGGGGCAATCAATGTTTAAAAGTTGTCCAAATTCAGAGTGAGTTGTTATTTCGTCCGCATAGATGTCCATAGCAGAGGCTAATTCTGGCATATATTCCATTTGGTTAAAGTCGCCATATCTTTCGGCACGACTTTGATTATTCATGATGTTGGTCATCAAGTGGTCATAAGGATTATATGTAAATTTTTTGAATTGTTGGCCAGACGCACTTTTAAAAGTTTTTGCAAATTTATCTAATCTGTGCCTTCTGTCTTGCCTTATTTGTTGTTGGCGATAATTAACGAGTGGTCCGCTAAGCAGCCTAGTTAATCGCTTATATAAAGACGACTGAGGATTGTCGGGATTTTTATCGTTGTGTGTTATATTACGTCGCGCCATGCTTTTTTACCTTACAAAAAATGGTGTACCATAATTACTCGCCTCTTCGGCTTTCTTCTTAACAAGTTTGTCTGTTGACTCATTAATTTTTTGATACCCATTCATGCCCTTGATCTTTGTCTCTAGAGAAACGCTTGATTTCTTAATCGACCCAAGCATCGCCTTTTTATAAGCAACTTCGTGTTGATTAATTACCAAAGCCGTTTCTCTTACCCAGCAGGCAATTGCACAAGCCATAACCAAATCATCGTTGTATCCCTTCAATGCCTGAGCCTTGCCGTTGTGCCATATAAAAGTTTTAAATTCGCCAGCTAAACGAATTGAATGTGTTATAATTGCTCTATTTCTTATTAACTCTTCTAATTTTGCCACAACCAAGGGCCGAGTTTTAACTGTTGTTGTAAAGCCCGGCATGGTCGCTTGTTGATGTTCGGCCAAATGTTGGTCAACGTGTTCATGAGTGCCTTTCCTAGACCAATAAAGATTTGGATGCTTCATTTCGCGAAGCTTATCTAAAACAGACATGCCTATTGAATTATTTTCTACGACTGTCAAACAGAAGCCATATTCTTTACTCGTTTCATAAATTAGTGGAGCGAACTCATCTAGTGGAAGTTTGCCACAATATTCAGCAACACACTCCATATTTTCAGAATTAAAAATTAAAAATGTTGAATTATCTTGCCCGTCGCCGCGTGCAACATCAGCAGATAAAAAATATTTCTTACTGGGATCGTGTCTTTCCCAAATCCACAAATTACGATCAAAGCCGGTTTTATAAATTGGGTCTTTGATATCTTCTCTTATTCTGTCCAAATCCTCGCCGGCGAGCAGAGTTTCGCCTGACATATTGAAATTGCATTCAAGCTCTTGCGCAATTTCTCTAGGAGACATCTTACGCGTCTCTTGTTCAAACCATGGCTGATCTCGTTCAGGATGTACATGCCATGGCAAACACATATGACTAAAATCATTTAAGCCTTGTTCTGCCTCACTGTACAGTTGGTGAAATTTATTGCCGACACCCTTTGGAGTAGAAGCGATAATACAATCGCCGCCGGTTGATAATGTTGGTTGTAAGCCAGCCCACAGATCATCTAAACCTTCAATAATCGCAGCTTCATCAACAACCAATAGAGAAAGAGCTTCAGAACGACCAGCATCGCCCGAAGTTGAAATTGCCTTCACTTCGCTTTCATTATCTAGTTTAAAAGAATTTCTATTATCAATAACGATTTCAGAAATCAACATCCAGTCTGGCAATGATTTCATAGCTAATTTTGTTTTCTTAACAAGGTTGGCGGCAGTTTGTAGTTTCGTTGCAATTACAACAACATTTTTGCCGCGATGAAATAATAACAACCAAGTAATATAAGCAGATATAGTTGTTGAAATGCCAAGCTGCCTTGCCTTTAAGATAATATTATATCGATTATCAACAAAATCTTTAATGGCCTCTTCTTGAAAATTATATAAATTAAAAGGAATTAATCCTTTAATGGGATGAGCAATTCTAACATAATTTTTAATAAAATAAACCGGGTCTTTCCCACACTTGATGAGTTCTTTCTTAATGTCTGATTTTGTTAGATGGTATTTTTTTGCCATTCAACTTCTTATTATCCTTAATCAACTTCGCCCAAGCCGGGTCTGTCTGGTTGTTTTCTAGTTACGTTTTTTGGATTTTTATTTGAGCTTAGTGATAAAAACTTTTTAATCGTATCATCAACAGTTCTTTCGCTTTCTGGCTCAACAGATTCAGAATCAATATTACCAATTGTATACCACTTGGTTGATTGAACCCAATTGCGAACGCTATTCATGCGCTGAATTAGAGAGTCTGAATCACCTTGTGCGCTCAGAGTAAGAGCAGAGCCGGTGGATTTTTTATATTCTTTCTTTAGAAACTTAACAATGTCAGCATACATTTGTTCAATTTCATTTTCAAAATTCTTTGGGCCGTGTCGATGAAGATCTTTCATACTAACTTCGCCATGATAATTAACACAAAGCTTATTGCCATGAAATTTAACACCAAAGCCGTCCATTATTCTTTTATCCAAAATAGGATCGCCCTCTTCTCTTTTTAAACCAACTTTAATTCTTACGCCCTCGTCATCATAGCCATCATAAGCTTTAGATGCGGCCTGTGAAAGCGCTCTAATAATTTCTAAAGTAGTCATACCTTTATTTTTTGCCATTTTTAGGTCTCCATCCTTTTTCCCAACGTTCCTCGCGGGATTCGATATACTCTATATAACAATTATAACAACACTCATATTTGCTCATATAAACATCATCTCTAATGCTAAAAGAGTATATCCCACACGTAGGACAACTTCTTCCAGTCTCTTTATTAATTAGTTTCTCGCTTATAAAAAAACCGTCAACTTCCTTTTTGTCTTTTTGTTGTGATTCTTGTTGCCTTGTATCTTCTTTAAGTTGCTCTAAATATTCTTTTTCTTTTTCTTCATTCCAAAATTTAGCTGGATTTTGGATTGCTTCTTTGCCATATTTTTTTGCAATTGCTTTTTCAAGTTTGACTATGTAATCCCAATCCTTTTCTTTTTTCATTTTGCCGTTTGAACCGCTGCGTAAAAAATACCCATCGACAACGCAACACCGCCAACAAAACCACCAGCAAACCACCAATTGTTATAGTCGCTAGGTTTGTCCAGCGTTATTTTTTCAAGGTGATCGATCTGACCATTTTTGATTTTTAAAATAGCGTCGTATTTCTTTTCTGTGGCGTCTAACGAAGCCTTAACTGTAGAAGTAAGCATATCACATCTTGCCTTCTCTTTGGCCAAGCTGTGGTTTAACTGAAGCGAACACTCTAGCTGACCTTTTTCTTTGGAAGCTAACAATACTGCGTTGGCTTGGTAGTTATAAAGGATGCCATTATAGGGAGCCTTCTGGCCTTGTTTTATTTCTGCTACTTTGGGGGTTTCTGCAAGCGACGTAGATGGTAGCCAGATTAAACTAAAAATCAACAACGTCGCGAAGATCTTTTTCATCATCTGTTAACACCAGTTCAAAGCCAAATTCTTCAGCAATCTTTTTCGCCCTGCCCTCTGGATCATTATGAGTCTCTTTGACAATTTTTTTAACTTTTTTCTTTTCCCATTCGTGGAGCTTAAGGTTTTGTTTTTTATATTCGTCATCGAGCTTCATGACGGTATGAGCATAGTCCACAACGATCTTGTCTCTTTTTGTTATTTCTTCTTTGTGGGCTAGATTAATTGCGTTAAGCTCTTCTTTGTGTGATTCTTTAGACATTTTGAATGCCTGTTTAACGCTTTCTGTGTTGTTG